GTTCCCGCTAAGGAACCCCGCATGTCTATCACTCGCGTTAGTATTGCGAGAATGGACATTTCCCTCGAGTGATGGAGAATACACAATGGCCCGTTTCCGATCAAGGTCTTCCACCATAGATGGTGGGAGTGCCCTTATAGTCGGTACGTCGAACTATGAAGCTCGGCCAAACGTAATATCTGTATATGATGAATGTACAGATGAGACGTTAGCCGGTGATTGCCATCCTTTAGATGTCAAGCACTATGCTCATACAGGTCCTAAGCTCAATTGTCCGCAATTAAGCAGACATTTGATCAATTGGGTACCTGACCAGTTTTATTCTGGTTTCAACTACGGTAACCGTTGGGTATTTTCCGATGAGCCTTCAGATATCACGGCAGCAACTAAAGGCGCTGCTCGTACGAACCCAAGCACACCCTATGTGGATGTGCCGGCTCAGATATTTGAACTAGCTGATTTCACCATTTATGCAAGGGATACCTTATATAAGGGACTCCTTCAATGCATTGCCAAGAACAATCTGCGATATTGGTTTGCAGTTGCTCCAATGGTAGGTGATCTCATTAAACTGACGAATTTCTACGACCAAGTCAACCGCAAGGTTGCCGTAATCGAGAAGCTAGCCAGTGCTAGAGGCTATCGGCGGACTGTTGAAGTCTACAATTCTTCCGATTCAAGAGTTATTTCTAAACTTTTGAATAATCGGAACGATGTTATCACAATTCCAAATTGTGAACAACAAACGACAACCCGTGTACGAGTCCATTGCCGCTGGAAAGCGGTACCGGATGCTCGATTATACAGGTTGGGAAATGAAGACTATAGGGTCAGGGTAGCCAAACATGCGGTATTGGGCCTAGCCCAGCCTTTCTCAGTTGACTTTCTGAGATCGGCCTGGGAAGGCGTACCGTTTAGTTGGCTAATTGACTGGGGTACTAACATCGGTGACTATCTTAAGTCACAGAGTAATATTATCCCAGCTACGTTGGCGGAATGTACCGTCCAACGCGAGACCCACGTGTTCTTGAACTTTCCAGCGGGTTTCACGAGCGGAAGGGGAACAATTGTTCCCAAATGCTCATGGAACTCGATTAGAAAGACGAGAGCACGACATATGCCGTCCATCGCTGCCCACTTCCCGTTTCTAGATGGGAAGCAAATGGGCTTACTTGGCTCCTTGGCTGTGACGAGGACTAAGTTATAGTCCTTATCACGCGTACCAAGTAGGAACTCACAATAGTGTGAGTTGCCAAGTAAAGGAGTAGTAGTCATGTTGGCAGATCCAACCGTAATCACCATCAACGCTGTAGCGAAGAACCTTGTTCGCATCAACCAAGATAAGTATTCATCTGAATACCTTCTTCGTAGTGCAACTGAGGAACATCGTTTCACCGTCCGGAATTCATCGTATACAGATAAGAAACGTGGTGTGACGATTGATCGTCATAACTGCGAGCTTATCCATACTGTGTTTCCCGTGGCGCCAGCGACCCTTTCAACAGTTAGAAAGGTTTACACCGTTATCGAAAATCAGCGGGGTGATACCCTCACTGATCCACGTAACGTTGCGCTGGGACTCTTTGCATATCTTACGAGTGCAAAGATCGACCAGTTGATGAACTTCGAATCCTAATCGACCTGGGCCTACGCGTATTGATTTGTGTGCGTAGGGCGGATTGTTAGGACTAGAATTCGAAGTGGTTATTGGCGGAACTGTCACTTGGATATCAACCCCAGAATAGGAGTTAATATGAAAAGCCAAGTGAATGCTCTACTCCATGTCACAGAAGGACTCCTTACGGATGTCCGACTGGCATACCCGGCACTTGAGGAAAGTTTGTCCAAAGATTTGGATAGACTCCGCCTTAATTGTCAAGTACGAGATCTTGAGGTTTTCACCTTGGATCTCCCAGCTCTAGAATCTTCTTTATTGAAGGGTCTTGAGTCAGGAAGCCTTGCGGTGGAAGGACCAATGTCTAAATTGGTTTCTTCTACCACCAGAGTCCCGAGATTATTCTCAGGACTGTGGTTGCTTGTATTTGACGAGTGTGCCAACCTAAGGCATGAGGTAGATGTCAACGCCCTCTTCTTCCTCCGTTGTCTGCTCAGACTCGGAAAGAAGATTGAGGTGGTTCCGACCAACGATCGCATACAAGCGAAAGTAGGAGAGTACCATGACATCGAACGTAGCCTCCGGATGCCCAGTTTCGACTGGTCAACCGATAGACTACATCTCAAACGTAAGCCAACGTCCACTGTTATCAGTGGGCGACACAGCCTGGGCAGCGATGATCATTGTGATCATCATGTCCGGGATCTTCTTGTACAAAAGCCTGAAAAGGCCGTAGTACCGGAAGGTGTGCGGATTTCGAATGAGATTAGGCATTTGTCTTCTGATCTTGGTTCTGTACATCTTGTGCAGGCCCTCGATCATATTCAGCCTATCGAGCGTGATTGGACAGGACTGTTCTACCATGAACGGTCCGAGTCTGATCTAACTCAGCAGGCTGAGGACTTTGCCATCCTCAACAAGATACAGCAAGTTGCTGATGTCTTGTTTGGATCTTTCGACCAATTTGACGCAGACTGGTTTTCAACCAGTTTGTGGATGCTTGGTTTAGGATCCGGCTTTAGGCATGGGCCTGGGGCTGTTGCGGAAGGTCGCGTGAATTGGGAGAAATCCCAGTTTACGAACTGGCCGCATAAGCTACAGGGCGCCTTTCCACATTCACTATGTGGCACAACGCCAGATAGTGGTGTGGAGCGACCCCTCAATCATGAGGTGGCCGCGCGACTGATTGCCGTACCGAAGACCGCAAAAGGTCCTAGGTTGATAGCAGCAGAGCCAACATCACATCAGTGGTGTCAGCAGCTGCTACTCCGGTTCTTATTTGATCAATGTCGAGAGTTCTTTGGAACTTTCTTCATCGACTTTAAGGACCAGGGCAAATCAGGAGCAATGGTGCTCCGTGCATCCCTAGACAGAGAGCTTGCAACGGTTGATCTTTCCGATGCAAGTGATCGTCTGACGTGTTGGACCGTGGAACGTATAGCGAGGAAGAATCCCTCTTTGCTACACGCTCTGCACGCCGCACGTACGAGGTACGTCAGAGACGAAATTTCTGACGAACTGAGTTTCCTTCCATTAAGGAAATTTGCCTCGCAGGGTACAGCTACAACGTTTCCTATTATGTCATTAGTCATGCTTTGTATTGCCTTGGGTGTAACCTTTGGCAAGCACGAACGTGTGACTAGGACCTCTATTATGAGGCGTCGTAACCTGGTCCGTGTTTTCGGTGATGATATTATATTACCGAGACACGGGTATGGGCGACTAGTTCGCGCAATGGATCTCCTTCAATTGAAAGTTAACACGGCAAAGAGCTATGTTAACGGACATTTTCGGGAGAGTTGCGGGACCGACGGCTATAAAGGGTTTGATATAACCCCCGTTAGTCCACAAACGCTAGTCGCTGACAGTCCGGCTTCGTGCCAGGCTGTAGTAGACACATCAAACAACCTCTTTAATAAAGGATTGTTCAATGCATC